AAAATGTATTACTGCTAACAAGTATTGTCCCTCGTCCCAATTCTGTACAGTAAAATCTGCATTGATATTAATAGATTGAACTTCACTACCCTCATAAAAATGACTTGCATAATTACTATGGGTTAAAAGTGTTGGGTTATACCTTGCAGTATGTGTTACTTGAATTTGCGGAGTATATGGAAAAATAACTCCCGAAGTAGCTTGCAATTTATTTAATAGTAAATTGCTAGGATCGCTATAAAAATATTTTGCTAGGCTTGGCTGTAAGCTAATTCTAATTCGCCAATCGTTTTCTGCTTTAATAACACCGCCGAATTTTGATTGCCATCGTGCATTATTTGGAGAAACTCCCCCCATATTAGCATTAGCAGATACTCCCCCTGGCAGTACTCCTCCCGGCAATCTACCACTAGTAATGTTTTGAGCAGTGGCTCCTCCATTATACCCGGTCTGACTTGATCCATCACTAAATGAGGCATCACTGTTTGTTGCATTACTAATATTTGGCATAATATGGTATTTATTACTTCATAATAGTAGTTGTTTATTGTTGACATTATGATTTTTCTATGTTATAAGTAGTTGTAATATAAAAATTTTATTAGTATTAAAAAATAAATATTTTTTAGTACCTTCACAATCAAGGATACAGATGAAAGTAAATTATCTAAATAATAAAGACATTTTAAAAGAGATACATAAAAGCAAATCAACATATTGTAGTTTTATACGACCTGAATATAGTGATTATGATATGATTCTAGATTCAGTAAAAAAGATAAACAAGAAAAACATAGCTCAAGCAAGAAAAAACAGAGCAGACAGACTAAGCAGACTAGCATTTGAAGCAGCTCAAGAAAAGTCTACAGAAAAATTAAAACTAGAACAATTTGAAATCAAACACACAAAAGTACCCATTACTGATATAGTTTTTAGAATAATGACTTGGGAACACATACCAGTAGATGAATCTAAATCTAAAAAGTCATTTAATAACGACAATGAAGAAATTGTTACAGAGTATGATGATTCAGAACCCAGTGTAACCAAATATGTAAAGGTAAATTTCCCACCATTTTTTCATTATACAGTGGATGAGAATAGTGAACCATGTTTAGTTGGTAAAAGCCATTGGGCTGGTGATATTCAGACTGGTCATTTTAGTAAAGAGCATGGAAAAATGACCAATAAACTTGCCATTATGTTCATGAAACTATGCGAACGATATGCTACTCGCAGCAATTGGAGAGGATATACATATAATGACGAAATGAAAAGTCAGGCTTTATTGCAATTAAGTCAAATCGGTTTACAGTTTGACGAGTCCAAAAGCTCTAATCCTTTTGCTTATTATACTGCAGCTATTACCAATTCATTTACAAGAGTATTGAATATTGAAAAGCGTAATCAGAATTTGCGTGATGACATTCTAGAACTTAATAATTTAAATCCTAGTTATACACGGCAAAATTCAAATACTGGATCATATTACGAAGAATGATTTTAAAAAAATATTTGAATTTGTATAGACTTTTGTTGTATAAATTGTTATAATTCCCACATGGCAAATCTATTTAAACGAGCATTGGTTCTAACTGATGTGCATTTTGGTTTAAAAAGCAATAGTGTGGTTCATAATGAAGACTGTAAAGACTTTATTAATTGGGCCATATCTATTGCTAAACAGTATAATTGTGAAACATGTTTATGTCTTGGTGATTGGCACAATAATCGTGCCAGCATCAATATACTAACATTAAATTATAGTTTAAATGCGTTAGAAGCACTAAACGATAACTTTTCACAGGTATTCTTTATTCCTGGCAATCATGATCTTTATTATCGTGATAAACGAGACATTCAAAGTGTACAATGGGCTCGACATTTACCAAATTTGCAATTATGTAACGATTGGTTTACAGAAGGCGATGTTGTAATTGCCCCATGGTTAATTGGAGATGATCATAAAAAAATTCCCAAACTGAAGGGCAAATATATGTTTGGACACTTTGAACTACCACATTTTTATATGAATGCTATGGTACAAATGCCAGACCACGGTGAACTAAAAAGAGAACATTTTAATAACATTAATCATGTATTCACCGGACATTTTCATAAAAGACAAGAGCATAAGAATATCACTTATATTGGTAACTGTTTTCCACACAACTATGCTGATGCTGGTGATGATGCTCGTGGTGTAATGATTTTGGAATGGGATAAATCCCCCGAATATCACGCCTGGCCTGATCAACCCACTTATAGAGTTTATAATTTAAGTTCTATTTTAGAAAATTCAGATCAATTACTTAAACCCAAAATGCATGTCAGAGTGAATTTGGATATTAATATTAGTTATGAGGAAGCGAATTTTATTAAAGAAACATTTATAGATTCGCATAAATTAAGAGAAATAACACTTATGCCTAATAAAAATCCAGATTTAGAAAAATATGAAATACAAGGCAATGTAGAATTTGAAAGTGTAGATCAAATTGTAACCAATCAATTAACTGCAATTAGTAGTGAACATTACGATAGTAAATTATTGTTAGACATTTATAGGAATCTATAAAATGCTAAAAATTAAAAATCTTAGCATTAAGAATTTTATGAGTATAGGCAATGCCACTCAAGGTGTTGACTTTGACCGTGAGTCTCTTACTTTAGTATTAGGAGAAAATCTAGATCTAGGTGGCGATGATTCTGGCAGCAGAAACGGTACAGGCAAAACAACTATTGTAAATGCACTAAGTTATGCCTTCTTTGGTGAAGCATTGACCAGTATTAAAAAAGACAACTTGATTAATAAAACTAATGGCAAAAACATGTTAGTTTGTGTTGAGTTTGAAGTTCAAGGCCAATCTTATAAAATAGAACGAGGACGCAAGCCCAATATTCTTAAATTTTATATTAATAATCAAGAGCAAGATAGTAAAGACGATAACAGTCAGGGTGATAGTAGAGAAACCCAACATGATATTGAAAAATTGTTAGGGTTATCACATGATATGTTCAAACATATTATTGCGTTAAACACTTACACTGAGCCATTTTTATCATTAAAATCACAAGATCAAAGAATTATTATTGAACAATTATTGGGAATTACATTACTAAGTGAAAAGTCAGAAAGCCTAAAAGAACAAAATCGCATTACTAAAGAAGCTATTACTACAGAAGAATATAAAATTAAAAGTATTATAGATAGTAATGAACGCATTAAAGAACAAATAAAAAGCTTAGAAAAACGACAAACTCTTTGGTTAAAAAAACACGCTGAGGAAATTGAAACTTTAACTTTAGCCTATAACAATTTAGCTAAATTGGATATTGAAAAAGAACTAGAAGCACATAAAGCTAAACAAAAGTATAAGGATAAACTTAAAAATATTGAAGACAATCAATCTGCCATTAAAACTTTAACCAAAGAGCTGGATAGGGAAAAATTAAACTTCAAGACTTTAACTACTGATATCATCAGTTTAGAAAATCATAAATGCCCAAGCTGTGAGCAAAAGTTTCATAGTAAAAAACAAGAAACAGCATTAGTTAGTAAACAACAACAATTGACAAATTCCAAAAGTATAATTGTTGAGCTTGAGGCAAATCTAGTAGATTTAGAGCTAGCTAGACAAAAATTAGGTATGGCTGGAAAAGAACCTACAACATTTTACGAATCCGAATCTGATGCAGTTACTCATAGAAGCAGTATGTCTAATTTGTTAGATCAAATTAAAGCAAAAGAGCAAGAACAAGATCCCTATGAAGAACAGATTAAGGAAATGCGTGAAACTGCATTGATTGAAATTAGTTACGATACTATTAATGAGTTAACTACAATTAAAGAGCATCAGGAGTTTTTATTAAAACTATTAACAAACAAAGATAGTTTTATTCGTAAAAAGATTATTGACCAGAACTTAAACTATCTAAATGCTAGATTGCAGAACTATTTGGATAGGATTGGTTTACCACATGTAGTAAAGTTCCAAAATGACCTTACTGTAAATATTGAAGAATTGGGCAGAGAGTTAGATTTTGGAAATTTAAGCAGGGGAGAGCGTAATAGGCTAGTATTAAGTTTAAGTTTTGCGTTCAGAGATGTTTGGGAAAGTTTATATACACCGATCAATTTATTGTTCATTGATGAGATGATCGATAGTGGTATGGATAGTGCAGGTGTAGAGAACAGTTTAGCAATTTTAAAGAAAATGAGTAGGGAAATGCAAAAAAGCATATGGTTAGTAAGTCATAAAGATGAACTAGCAGGGCGGGTGGGCAATATTCTTACTGTTATTAAGGAAAATGGCTTTACTAGGTATAGTTCAGACATAGAAATAAGATAATTTTAATAAAGTTTTATTAGACATAAATTAACATATGACAAGTCCACAAAAAGCCAAGGGCGGCAGTTTCGAGCGAGAGATAGCACAAATGTTATCTACTACATTTGGTGAATCTTTTATTCGTGCTCCCAGCAGTGGGGCATATGTGGGCGGGTCAAACAAGGTACGAAAAGAAATATTACATCAAGGTCAAATCAGGGCATTTAAGGGTGACATAGTTCCAGGGGAAAGTTTCAGCAAAATGAATGCAGAATGCAAAAGTTATGCGGATTTTCCCTTTCACCAACTATTTACAGGCACAGTTAAGGTTTTAGACACATGGATCGATCAATGTATGGAAGTAGCTGATCAAGGTGATTTCAACATTTTATTCATGAAGTTTAATCGTAAAGGCACATATACAGCAATTCAAATCAGACACCAAGTCAATTTAAATTTAGGCTCACATATAATATACAATAGTAAAAATCATGGCACTTGGGCATTTTTAGATCTTAATTTTTTCATTAATAATAATCAAGAACAATTTAGGCTTCTTTGTAAGTAAATAGGCGCTGTTTGGTCGAGGTTGCTCGACTCCCATTGAGATTGCCGAGGTAAGGCTCGTTGCCATCAGAACTTGGGTGCTAAAGGTCATGGCTAACTTAAGGCTTAAATGATCGAGGCTCTGTGAAAAAGATACAACCTCAACTTATAGGATCTGGTCTAACCACAGGTCACTAGGGTACCGTTGATAGATGCGAATGCTGTTTAAGGGGGTACAGGTCAACCGCCTCCGTTCTGTATACAATACAGTGAAAGACTTTGGTAGATGGTGGTGCAACTCGGATGAAGCACAACTCTTTTCGCCCGGCGGACGGGCGAATTGTGGCAGATTAATCTGGATGAATCATTAGAAAAGAAAAAAAATATAACTTGAACGAAGTGAAAGTTATAGATGTACGAAGTACATCTCCCTAATAACAATAGTAATTTAAAAGAATGGGAGTCCCGATTTATTTGTGGTTTCCATATTACTTTTAATTAATTCCATAATATGTTTTCTATCCATGGGACTAAGATGTACTATTTCACTATATGTAATCCCACCTCTCATATACCAACACATTTCAATTAAATTTTTATTAATGGCTTTTGAATCTGAATCCATTTCATCTAATAATTCAACAATTTTTTCATTACTTAGATTCAAAAGCCTCATTCGAAAAAATGGCTGGTCTCAAAATTTAACTCAGTGGTATATTCTTTTTCACATTCTTCATTTTGACAAATTAATTTAACAACTTTTTGTTGTTCTATTTCTTTATTAATAGTTTCTATTCTTTGCTTTACTGTTTCCCATATATTTTTTTCGCAATTTGTAAAAAATTCCTGAATTAATGCTTCATTGGTCACCACTTGCTCTGTATTATTAGCATTAATTTTTATGGCACTGACAGCTTTACTTAAATTATCTACAGTTAAAGTTAATAGCCTGTTGAATAGTTCAGTAAATTGTTTTGTTTTTTCATCTTCTGAGATTTTTTCATCACCAACTATAGCCAGTAATCTTTGCTGTTCATACAATTTCATACTTAAATTATTATAAGTCTTATAGTTTTGTGGTTTTAAATAGAACTCTAGATCATTTATTTTTATGGTAGTATCGTAGTCTGGGCATACATTAAATTTGTCAATAATTGCACTAAGATTAATAGCATGTTCATTTTTGTTTTTACAATGTGGGCAGATGCTAAAAAATTCCATTGAATTGCCATATGTGGCTTGTCTAATGCTGATTAAAATTGTATCTAAATCTACCATGGGTATTTCCCATGCATTTTTAATAGAAGGGATACAGCTATGTATTACCTCAACTGTTCCTTGGCCATTCATTAAAGCATCTGGTGTTTTAAATAATATTTCATCTTTTGCAGTCATGGAAAATACGGCTAATTCGTTATTAGGTGGCATTTCCAAACTGCCAGTGGGATAAAACCTACCTTTACTGGGTAGTTTTATATAAATTTGTGGCTGTCTGAAGTATTGGCGTAATGGATTTGTTGAACTGTCAGTCATTATAATTGATCCGATAAATAATATTAGTACTTATCCAAAAATTACCGGACAAATTAGAAATATGGCAGCAATTGACGACCAAATTCAACAGCTTGCAAACAGTTTACAAATAACTGGCAATGCATTTAATGACTTATTAGCTGGACTTGTTCAAGTTAACAATGCCAACCAAGCTGCAGCAAATAGTACTTTAAAAAATGTAAATGCAAGAACAATTGAGAATGAGTTATTACAGAAGCGTGAGGAGCGTGAGCAAGCTGTAATAAAAGCAATGACTACCTTCGGTAGTAGTTTAGGTAGATCTATCAGTGGGTTAGGTAGTTTTAGTTCAGCTTTATATAGCGCAACTACGGTATTTGACACAGCAAGAATTACTTTAGATACATTTAATGACATATTCAAAGCTGTAACTAAAATTGTTGCAGATAGTATGGGAATTTTTAGATTTTTTTCCGGAGCAGGAGATGTATTAAAAAATATTGCTGATAGTGGTGTTGAGTTAGCTATAAATGCTTTAAAGAATAGAATAGAACAAGCAAGAATTATTACTGATACATTTCAAAGTTTATCTAAATCTGGTGCAACTTTTGGTGGATCTATTGCACAGCTAACAGATGCAGCTAAAGGTGCAGGGATTAATTTGCAAGAATTTGGAAGATTTATAACAGCCAATGTACAAAATTTAGTAGGATATGGGGCTAGTATTAGTCAAAGTGCGAAAATTGTTGGGCAATTAACTAGAACAGTGGGAGAGTTGGATCCTGCATTATTGGCAATGAAAGGAAGTTTAGGTGTTTTAGCTGAAAGTGCTACAGAATATCTTGCATTACAGCGAATGATAGGAAGAAACGAACTGAATGATTCTAGATCAACTTCTGAAGCAGTAAGGCAATATATAAGAATGCAAAATGAATTAACAGAAATTACAGGTCGCAATGCTGGTGAACAAAGACTGGCAGAACAAAGACGCAGAGAAGTTGCAGCTTATCAGATGGCTATGGACAAATTAGAAAAGGAAGATAGGATTCGTGCTTCTGGTGTATTTGAAATTTTTGATCAATTTGGGGCTGATTTTTCTGCTGCAATGCAGGAATATTTTGCAAACAATGGACAAATGATAAATGCTCAAAATATAACATTTGCTACTATGAATAGAGAACTTTTTGATATGGGTGTTGCTATGTTGGGCACTATAAGACAGCCCACTGAGCAGTTCAAAACATCTATTGGAAAAATTGCCCAAGATTTTAGTCCGGCGTTAAGAGCACAACAATCAATGTTAGATCAACAAGGAATGAATATGCTAGCGGCAAGTAAGGTTGGTGGGCCTGTTGTAGAAATGCAGGGTAGAGTTGCTGCCGCTTTTAATAAATTTATAGTAAATTTTGAAAATTTGGATAAAATTCTTGACAGAGTAAGACAGGAAGCAGAGGGAGCAGGCAGACCTGGACAAACTGAGAGAACTATAGCAGATTCTATAAAAATACAAAATGAATTAAAAGCAAAATTAGATGACTTGGCAGTAAAAAATATACAAACTCTGCCTACAATAATTCAAGCTGTGGACAAAATATCTACAAAACTAGTAGAATTTGAATCTGGCATTGCCGATGTTGCAAACGCAATAATCAGGGGCGATGGGGTAATACCTGCATTAAAGGAATTTAAAAATAAATTAAAAGAAACTATAGAAATTCTTTTTGATGGATCTGGTGGGCAGCGGCCACCAGCTGCATTACCCCCAACACCGCGTGGTGTTGTAGCTGGTATGTCCGAAGAACAACTTACCGCTAGACTTGCGGAATTACAAGAAAAGATTACTACTTTACGCGAAGTAAGAGCACAAGAGACTGATCCAGCGCAAGAAGCTGAATTTGGTAGACAACTAATCCAACTCAGAACAGAGATTGCAACAATTAATAGACAGAGACAGGCCAATAATCCCCCGGGTCAGCAGGAAGGTGGTATTGCCACTGAGCCAACTATAGTAGGTGAGAATAATCAACCTGAAGCAGTTATCCCATTAGCTAGAGGTTCTATACCTTTAAATATTAATTTTGACCCAATGTTAAGGATTCTAGAACAACAAAGAGAGTATTTAGAAGAAATATTAAGTGCAACTGAAGACAATTCAGATTATTTAGAACGCATTTACCACGCAACTGCCTAATTAGGTTAAATAAACGATAAAGACAAATATACTATGAGCTGGAAAAAATATTTTCGTACTGTGAATACAGCAGGCACTTTGAGCCCAGTAAATGGCGGTCAACCCAATAATATGGGTTTTAAAAACTATCAAAGTAATTTACCAGAAGTATACACTGGGCATCCAAATCGTATTGAGCGTTATAATCAATATGAACAAATGGATATGGATAGTGAGATTAACGCAGCTTTGGATATTTTATCAGAATTTAGTACACAAGCCAGTCAGGAAAATGGTAGTCCATTTCAATTTTTCTGGCGTGAGCAACCTACAGACAATGAAGTTAAGATCATAAAAGAACAATTAACACAATGGTGTACACTAAATGAACTTAACGAACGAGTATTTAAAATATTTAGAAATACAATAAAATACGGTGATCAAGTCTTTTTACGAGACCCAGAAACATTTAAATTATATTGGGTCGAAATGAGTAAAGTTACAAAAGTTATTGTAAATGAAGCTGAAGGCAAAAAACCAGAACAATATATTGTAAAAGACATAGGGCCTAATTTCGAGAACTTAACTGCTACTACTATAAATGCTACAGATATTAGTGTAAATCATCCGCAAGTTGGTGGGCCTAGTGGTGCATACATACAACCTAAAA